TGCTTCAATTAAACTTTGTATAGATTGTAAATTTGATGGTGAAGGAACAGTTGCAGATCCTAAAGACGTAGCAAGTGATTTTATATCTCCAAAAATTCCACCACCAGAATTACCAGCAGCAGCACGAAGTCTATGCGATCTCACGAAAGATCTCCTACTGTTGCACCATATAATTGACTCCCTACTTTAAATAATTCAATCGCTGTAGCATTAGCACCGCCAAGTGTAGGTGCAGAACCACCACTCCACTTCATAGTAGGCCATGTCAAGGTATAGTTGGAACTACTTGCAGTCACTATGAGAAGCATAGATTGACCAGTAGTTAAACTATCAGTTGCAGTTCTATTTGCTCCTAAAGTCCATGTTTGAACCATTCCGTTATCAGGATCTAAAGCAACAGAAGAAGCGTCAGTAATAGCAAATATATTTTCATTTATTGCATCTTCAAAAACAACAGAACCTGTGAACGTACCACCTGCTAATGGCATCTTAGTGGCAATCGAATTAGTAACTGTCGTTGAGAAGTTTGCATCATCACCAAGAGCAGCTGCTAATTCATTTAATGTATTTAGTGTTGAAGGTGAGCTATCTACAAGATTACTTATAGCAGTATCAGTATAAGCAGTAGTTGCTATTTTAGTGGAGTTATCACTCGCAGATTGAGTTGGTGCTGTAGGATTTCCAGTTAAAGCAGGTGAATCTAAATTACCATTAGCATCTAAAAATACTGCTTTATCAGCAGGTTGTGTAATAAAAACTGTAGGTGTAGAATTAGAAGGCCAACTAACTCTGTTATTACTATTTGTACTTTTAATAACATTTCCATCAGTTCGTGTTAACACTTCTCCTGATGTAGCAAATGTACCTATTCCTATTTCAAAATTACCTGCAGTATCTACTGCTGCATAATAAGTAGTATTACCATCACCCACACCTGTAAAGTCTACAAAACCTGTTGGTGGAGTGTTGGTTAAAGTATAGTTAGACGTATTACCACTCATACTAGTAGCAACTACTTTTGCTCTATCTAGTAGAACTAAAGCCATATTTTATTTCCTATTAAGATGGAGGGTCTAAACGTATGATTGCAGTTGCACCACCTGAACCAATGGCAGGGAATTGAACTGTTAAATCACCTGCAGTTCCTACAAACAAACTAAAACCTTCTTGACCTTGTTTGTTATTTACTTTACCACCGTTACCTCTATATATTTCAAATGCAGCGCCACCACCT